CGGCGTACCGGTTGGTCTGCGCGCCGGTCAATCGCTGCATCGAACTCCGCCTCGAAGAGCAGCGCGCCGCCAGGTCGGCCGCCGCCGGCGGAAAAGACTCACCGTCCGCCCAAGCGAGCGGGTCCTACCGGGCACCCTCACGCACGGGGACGTAGAGTCGCGTTTTCGGACTGTTTTTCAACTTCACTAAGGGGGTTCCGGTTTTGACTACTGAACATGAAATCATTGAACGCAACGAGCTGATCGATCCGAATGCGCTGATACCGCACCCGGATAACAGCATGACGCACGGGGATGCTCAGGTTACGCAGCTGGTGGCCAGCTTCGAGCAGTTCGGCTTCAACGGTGTGATCGTCATTGACGAAGACAACGTCGTGCTGGCTGGTCACGGCCGGCGGCTTGCCGCGATCCGGATGGGATTGCCAGCGGTACCGTGCATGCGGCGTGTCGGGCTGACCGATGCGCAGAAGCGCGCGTACATCATCATCGATAACGACCTCGGCCGCGCCGGCGAGTACGACGACGCGATCCGCAATGCGCAGCTGGCGCTGGTCAGCGATGCCGGCTTTGACCTGGCGCAGTTCGGGATCTCGACCGAGGCCCTGGCTGCGGCCCTGGTCGATGGCGCCGATTCCGCTGCGCCCGCCGAGTCCTCGGCGCCGGCGGTGAAGCGTCGCCGCGGCATTGCGGCGATCGACGATGCCATCGCCGAGCGCGAACGGCAGATCAACGTCGAGGGCTGGACGCCGGCCCATGACGACAAGCACGCCAATGGCGAACTGGTCGACGCGGCGGTCTATTACCTCTCCGCGGCGCGAAGTGGTGCTTTCGAGTTGCCGGCAGGCTGGCCGCTGCCGGCAGAGTGGTGGAAGCCATCCAGCGCCCGGCGCAACCTGATCAAGGGCATTGCCTTGGCGCTTGCCGAACTCGAGCGAATGGATCGCGGCGCGGCCCGGACGGCGGCGATTGCCAAGGCGGCGACAGAAGCCGCGGCCAAGGCGGCCGAGCGTGCGGCGGCCCGTTTCGACGGCGCGGGCAAGAAAAAGCCGGCGAAGTGATCAAAGGGGAGCGCTGAGTAATGTCCGGAACCATCCCGCACGACGCCGCCGCCAGGTTGCTCGACCTGACGCCCGATGAGCTGACCAAGCTCGTCGGGCGCGGGGTGATCCCGCGCGTCGACCGCAACGCCTACAACCTCGCCCCGCTGGTGATCGCCTATGTGCGGTTCCTGCGGGACGAGGCCGGACGGGTCGAGCGGGCGCCGACGCAGGCTGAGATTGCCGCGCACCTGGACATCAGCGACCGTCGCCTGCGGGAGCTGCTGACCGAGTTCGGCCTCGATCACAAGACGGTTCCGCTGGCTGAGATCCGCGTGCGCTACTTGCGCAAGCTCCGCGAAGAGGCCGCCGGCCGATCGGCACAGGGCAACATCGATCTGCCGACCGAGCGGGCGCTGCTGGCGCGCGAGCAGCGGATCGGGCAGTCGATCAAGAACGAGGTGGCGCGCAAGACCTATGGACCGATCGAGGCGCTGACCGATGTGCTGTCGAGCGCATCGCAGGCGGTTGTCGATCACCTTGACCAGATCCCGGCGGGCATTGCCCGCGTCTGCCCGGACCTGCCGCAGCCGGTGCGCGATCTGATCATGACCGAGCTCGCCCGCGCGCGAAACGAGATGGTGCGCAAGACCGCATCCCTGATCGCCGATGAGCTTGACCCGGGCGATATCCAGGAAGAAGAGCCAGAACCCCAAGAATCCGACGAGGACTGACATGGACGAACGATTTATCGAACAGGCGCAGGAACTGCAGGACATGCTGGTCGCCAACGCCATTGCCTCGGCCGCTCAGGCGGTCGAAAAGCGGTTGCCCTGGATCGGCTGCTGCCACTACTGCGAAACGCCGCTGCCGCAGGACGTGAACTTCTGCGATGCGGACTGCTGCGCGGATTACGAGGCCGTTGAGGCGGCGAAGAAGAGGGCAGGGCGATGAGTGAGGCCATGAAAGAAGCGTCTGATGGCGTTGTGATTTCCCTAGCTGACGATTCCCTCGTCGACCCTGCTATTGCCCAGGTTGCGGCTACCCTGTGGAACGAGAAGGACGGCCGGATGTGTAGCGCGGTGCAGATCCTCGTCCGGCCGCTCGATGTGCGCGGCGACGAGGCGGGCGGGCACCCCGGTGAAGAGTTCGTCATGGTGACGATTACCCGCGACGAACTGCGCGCGATGCTCGACTTCGTCGAGGAGGACTGGCGCCTGACTGTTCAGTATGCCGGTGACCCGAACGCAGAAGTCAGCGGAACCGGAACTGCATCCGCTGGGCTGCCTAGTTCGGCGGCTGCCGGATCAGAGAAAGGAAACTGACTGTGCAAAAACTCAAGCCGTGCCCGTTCTGTGGGGGTGTGCCAGAAATGGACACATTGCGAGGGTATCGCAACTATAAGACCGGCCGCATGGAGAATGAGATTGCCGTGTACTGCACCTCGTGCTTAGCGGATATGTCTGTTTGCTATGCCGACGTTCCTGAAATCCAGCCGGAGCAGGTTGCGGACATGTGGAACAAGCGTGAAGCGGACGACTTGGCTGCGCTTGTTGCGCGCCTCGTCCGGGCCCTGCGGAACGCCGCGCCAGAGCATGAACTGCCTGCGATGGCAGTTGACTACTTGCAGCGCAGCGGGCTTTGCGGGTCGCCATTGCGCGAGACGACGAACTAGAAATTCCGCCCATGACCATCAACCTCACCCTCCCGCCCGAAACCCGCGCCGCGATCCGCAAGGCCATCGAAGCCGGCCTGGCGCCGCTGCGCGCCGACAAGCCCGTGCCTTACAGCATCTGGGCGGCTGAGAATTTCGAGCTGGATGAGGAATCAAGCCACCAGCGCGGGTTGTTCGTGCCGTGGCCGTTCCAGATCGGGTGGATGGATGCTTTCTCGAATGACGACATCTTTGAGGTCGACGTCGAGAAGGCCAAGCGGGTCGGCTATACGAAAACCGTCGTCGGCTTTGCCGAGTACGAAGCCCGGCATCGTCGCCGCAAGCTGGGCATCTGGCAGCCGACCGACGACGACCGCGACAGCTTCGTCAAGTCAGAAATCACACCGTGTTTCGACATCTGCCGGGCGCTTGATCCGGTGCGCCGCCTCGGCCGCGATGACGATACGATCAAGTTCAAGCGCTTCCGCGGCTCGGTGCAGCACTACCTCGGCGCCAAGGCCGCGCGCAGCTTCCGCCGGATCACCATCGCTACCGCGATTCTGGACGAAGTCGACGCCATGGATCAGGTCGTTGAGAAGACGATTGACCCGGTCACTGGCGCGATCGGCCGCCTCGAGGGCGCGCCTTTTCCCAAGGTGATCCTCGGGACCACGCCCCGGCACAAGCTGACCAGCCATGTCCGCCGCCGCGTCGACAACGCCGATGCGGTCATGGAATACAACATTCCCTGCCCGCACTGCGGCGCGCAGCATCCGCTGATCTGGGGCGGCGCCGAGGTCAATCACGGGATGAAATGGGACGCCGGCGACCCGTCGACCGTGCGTCATGTCTGCCCGCACTGCCTGGCATCGATCCGCCAGGGCGACTACCTCGCTATCTGGGAGCAGGGCCAGTGGCTCAGCCGGTGTGGTGGTTTCGTCTATGACCACATCGCCACGGTCTGGACCGATGGCGATGGCAACCCGCGCAAGCCGCCACGGCATGTCGCTTTCGTGCGCGCCTGGACAGCCTACAGCCCGCAGCGCACCTGGTCGGACATCGTTCGCGAATTCCTCGAGGCGCGCAAGGCGCAGAAGGTCGGCGACACCGGCCCGATGCAGGGCTTCAAAAATGAGACCTTGGCCGACGTCTGGGAAGAGTCCTACGACCACACCGACGCCAGCGTCCTGCGCGAACGCGCCAAGACGGATCTCGACATCCCCCTGCAGGTCGTGCCGAACGGTGCCGCCAAAGTGCTGGTCGGTATCGATACCCAGGCCGACCGCTGGGAAGCCGTTGCCTGGGCCATCGGCCCGAATGGCGAGCGCTGGCCAATCGACTACCGCGTCATCTACGGAAACCCGGCCGTGCAGACCGAGTGGGGCGAAAAGCTCGATCCGATCATCCGCACCGTCTATCGCCATATCAATGGCCACGACGTCAAGATAGCCGCCGTCGGCATCGATACCGGCGGCAGCAACTGGACGCACCAGGCCTATAACTACTGTCGCGAGCGCCAGCACCTCGGCGTTTACGCCACCAAGGGCGATGGCGCCTTGGGCGCGCCGATCAAGATGAAACCGACCTGGGTTGACGTCAATGCCGCCGGCCGTACGCTCAAGCGCGGCGTCAAGCTCTGGCGCATCTGTACCGACACCGCCAAGGATCTGCTGCACGGGCAACTTGACCAGGTCAAGCAGCCGGGGCCCGGCTATATCCACCTCAACCGCTACCTGCCGCCGGAGTTTTTCGACCAGCTCACCGCCGAGCACCGCATCCGCGTCCGCCTGGCGCATGGCTACGCCGAACGCTGGGTCTGCCCGTCGGGCATCCGTAACGAAGTTCTCGACTGCACGGTGATCTGCATGCTGCTCGAGCAGATCCTCGGCCTGCACAACACGCCGGAGAACACCTGGCGCATGTGGCTCAAGGCGCTTGAGCCGGATTTGTTCGCGCCGCCGATGGTGCTGAATGTTGAGGTCGACCGTGCAGAAACCGAAAAAACCACCCATGTAGTCCAGACGTCTGCACCGTCTGAAGCCCCTGAAAAGACCGAGGAAAACCACGATGACGATGATCTCTTCGCCCCGATCAAAATCCGATAACTCGCCTGCCGACGATCGAATTGATGACGACATCCCTACCGTCGTCGAAGAGGAAATGCGCCTGGCCCGGCTGGCCAATATTCCTGCCGACGACATGCCGCGTTATGTCGCGGATAGAATCCGGCTGCGCATCGCCGGAGCGGTTAGCTATACGCGCAAGCGCCAAGGGTCGCCGGCCCAGCGCGCCGCCGAGATCCGCCGAAAATTCACCGGAGACAACATCGCCGAACTTGCCCGCGAATTTGACCTGACGCCAAATCGAATTCGGCAAATCGTCAATGGCACCTGCATGTCACGGACAAAATAATTAATAAAAATTTCACCTAAAAATTTCCGCCCCATCCCGGCAATCTGCCGGTCATGGGAATCTACAGCCACCTCTCCGAATCCGAACTGAGCGCGCTGCGTGACAAGTTCACGCAATCGCTGACCGAGCGCTTGACCGGCGTTACCGTCCACGCAAACGCCGACAAGCGTGTGCAGTGGGGCGAGAACTCGGTCGATCAGATCCGGGCGGCGCTGGCTGAGATCAACGCCGAAATCGACAAGCGGGCAGGGCGCAACCAGCGCCGCCCGATCTACCTGGTGTAACGATGGCACGCCGCAGTCGCCGCCATCCCGCCGCCCTTCGCGCTGGCGCGCAGCCCGCCGGCCCGATGGCTGTTTCGCACCATGCTGCCAGCGGTTCCGACCTCGCCCTGCAGGGCTGGAACCCCATCGCCGCCAGTGCCGATGCCGACCTGCTGCCGGATCTCGAAACGATGATGTCCCGCAGCCGGGACCTGGCCCGCAACAACGGGCTGGTCGCCGGCGGCTTTCAGACGCTCCGCGACAATATCGTCGGCAGCGTGCTCAAGCTATCGGCCACACCTGACTACCGCCTGCTCGGCTGGACGCGTGATCAGGCGCTCGAATGGGAAAACATCGCCGAAGCCAAGTTCCGCAGCTACGCCGAGATGCCTGGCGAAGTCGATGCTGGCCGCACCCTCGATCTGCTCGGCCTCACCCTGCAGGCCCTGACCGGCGCCTTCACCAACGGCGACGCCGTCGCGCTGCCAATCTGGAAGCCGCGCCCGGATGCCCGTTGGTCGACACGCATCAAGCTGATCGAGGCGGACCGCCTCTGCACGCCCGCGCACCTGGAACACCGCGACGACTGGCGCGGCGGCATTCAATTCGACGAGGATGGCGCGCCGATCAACTACGCCTTCCTCAAGCGCCACCCGGGCGACGCCTACGGGCTGTTCGGCGCACGGGCGGCCATCAAGGAATGGGAGATCGTCCCGGCCTTCACCGCCTGGGGTCGTCGCCGCGTGATTCACCTGCACGACAAGGAGCGCACGGGGCAGAGCCGCGGCAAGCCGATCCTGGCGGCCGTCATGAAAGAATTCCACATGGCGGGGAAGTACAGCAGCAACGAGCTGCAGGCCAGTGTCGCCTCGTCGCTCGTTGCCGCCTTCCTGGAATCCGATCTTGACCAGGAGAGCGCCGGCGCCCTGTTCGGCGAAGATCCGCGCGCCGCCTGGAATCAGTCGGTCAAGCAAGCCCAAAGCATCCGCAAGCTCGAAGGCGCTGCGGTCATCCCGCTGCCGGTCGGCGCCAAGGTCAGCACCTTTACGCCTGGCCGCCCGAATCAGGCCTTTGAAGCCTTCATGCTGGCCGTCCTGCGGCACATCGCCGCTGGTATGAACATGCCCTATGAGCTGCTGCTCAAGGATTTCAGCCAAACCAACTATAGCAGCGCCCGCGCCGCGCTGCTCGAAGCCTGGCGTTACTTCCTCGGCCGGCGCCGCTGGCTGGTGACCACCTGGCTCAAGCCGATCTATGAGCTGTGGCTCGAAGAAGCCGTCAACGCCGGCGAGATCGAGGCCGCCAACTTTTACCAGCAGCGCTACGCCTACACCCGCTGCCGCTTCATCTTCGGCGGCAAGGGCTGGGTCGATCCGGTCAAGGAAGCGCAGGCCGCCATCCTTCGCGTCGCCGGTGGCCTCTCGACCATGGAAAAGGAATGCGCCGAGCAGGGCGAAGACTACGAAGAAGTCCTCGACCAGCAGCAGATCGAACAGAAGATGCGCGCCGAGCGCGGCCTGCCGCCCCTCGGCGGCAGCGCCAACAAGCCCAGCGTCAGCACCGTCTCGCAACAGCAGGACAACCCGGCCGATCCGGAAGACGAGACCGGCCAGCAGAGCACCCGGGCCTTCAATGACACCATGGCCCTGCTGGGCCATCCGCAGGAAACCGCGCAATGAACTATCCCGCCATCCTCGCCCGCATCTTCAACACGCCGCTGCTGATCCACCCGCAGAAGCTCGATGCCATGATCGCCGGCATCGGTCCGCGCCTGTTCGGCAATGATCAGCAGGCCGGCGCCATCCTCGCCGCCCTGGCTGCTGGTCGCAATCTTGCGGTCGACCAGCAAAACCAGCCGGAAATGTTCAGCACCCGCCGGGGCGAACGTGCCGAACGCGGTTACCAGGTCATCGATGGTGTTGCCGTGCTCAACACCAGCGGCGCCCTGGTGCATCGCTCCAAGTTCGTCATGGCCGACTGCAGTTTCATGCAGGGCTACAACGACCTGACCGCCGACGTCGAAGATGCCATGGCCAATCCGGACATTCACGCCATCCTGCGCGTCATGGATACCCCGGGCGGCGAAGTGCAGGGCGTCTTCGAGCACCATGCTCGCATGCTCGAACTCAAGGGCAAAAAGCCGATGATCGCCATCGCCGACGGTCTTGCCCTGAGCGCGGGCTATCTGGCTGGCATCGCTGCCGACGAACTGGCTATCACCAGCACCGGCTACGCTGGATCGATCGGCGTCGTCATGCGCCATATCGACTTCTCGGCCGCGCTGGTCAATGAGGGCATCAAGGTCACCCACATCTTTGCCGGCGCCCACAAGGTCGACGGCAACCAGTTCGAACCGCTGCCTGACGCCGTGCGCGCCGACATGCAGGCCGAAATCAACAGCCTCTACACCATGTTCGTCGAGACAGCCGCCGCCGCCATTGGCGCCGAGCCGGAGGCCCTGCGCAAGACGCAAGCGCAGACCTACCGCGGCCAGGCCGCCGTCGACGCCGGCCTCGCCAGCCGCATCAGCACCACCGATCAGCTCATTTCCGAATTGGCCGGGCAACGCGCCCGGCTATATCCCGTCGGGCAATCCGCCCGCGCAATTGCAACCGGCATTGAAAAGGAGACTTCCATGAGTGCCACCGAAAACCCGACGGGTAAAGACAACGCGCCCGTCATTACCCAATCCGATCTGGACAAGGCTCGCGCCGAAGGTCATGCCGCCGGCGTCGCTGCCGAGTCCGCCCGCGTCAGCGGCATCCTCGCGCTGCCCGCCGCCAAGGGCAACCCGGAACTGGCGCAAACCTGCATCAGCACCGGCCTGAGCCTGGAGCAATCCACCGCCATCCTCGGCGCCGCGCCGGCTGCCAAGCAAGCCCCGGACGCTGCCGCCAACCCCTTCGCCGCCGCCATGGCCGCCACCAAGAACCCGGATGTCTCGGGGGGTGAAGGCAAGCCGGATGCCGGTGCCGAAACCGAGGATGCGCTCGCCGCGTCCATCGTCGCCACGCTGAATCTCAAGTAAGGAGCCGCGCAAATGGACACCAAAGCCAAATTCGAAACGCTGGGCACCAACGCCGAGGACAACCTCCTCGCCGGCAATGCTCACCTGCTCGTCGGCCGCAAGATCACCATCGCCAGCGGCCAGGGCGTGCTGAAGCGCGGCACCGTCCTGGGCAAGATCACCGCGTCTGGCAAGTACGTCAAGTCGCTGTCTGCCTCCAGTGACGGTAGCCAGACGCCCGATCTGATCCTGGCCGAAGACGTCGACGCCACCAGCGCCGACGCCATCGGCCTGGCCTATGCCCGTGGCGACTTTGCCGCCCAGGCCCTCACGCTCGGCACCGCCCACACCGTGGCCAGCATTACCGAGGGTCTGCGCGCCAAGGGCATCACCCTCATCAACATCATCGACTAAGGGAGTCTCACATGGACATCTTTACCACCGGAGTTCTGCGCCGCGTCGTCCGCGAGCTGCCGCAGCCGAGCCACTTCTTCCTCAACAGCTTCTTCCGCGAGGAACAGCTGGAAACCACCGAAGAAATCCACTTCGACGTCGCCAACGGTCGCCGCCGTATCGCCCCGTTCGTCTCGCCGGTTGTCGCCGGCAAGGTCGTCACCGGCAACGGATTCCGCACCGACACCTTCAAGCCGGCCTATGTCAAGGACAAGCGCGTCTTCAAGCCGCAGGGCGCCCTCAAGCGTGCCATCGGCGAGCGCATCGGCGGCGAAATCTCGCCGGCCCAGCGTATGCAGCTCAAGCTGGCCAGCGAAATGATCGACCAGATCGAAATGCTCGGCCGCCGCCTCGAGCTGATGGCCGTCGAAGCCCTGCGCCGCGGCAAGGCCACGATTACCGGCGAAGAGTACCCGACCGTCGAGCTGGATTTCGGTCGCCATGGCGATCTGACCAAGGCGCTGACCACGACTGCGCGCTGGGGCGAATCCGGCGTCGAGCCGCTGGACGATGTCGAGAAGTGGGCGCAGGAAGTTGCGCTGCACTCCGGTGCCGCCGCCAACCAGCTGGTCTTCGACGTCAAGGCCTGGCAGCTGTTCAGTGCCTCGCCCAAGGTTGCCAAGCTGCTCGATCGCTTCCGTGGTGCCGACCAGTTGGTCTCCACCATCGGCGGCGCCGGCGCCAAGTACATGGGCAACATCGGCACCTACGACTGCTGGGTGTACTCCGATTGGTACGAAGACCCGGGCACCAAGGCGCTCACCCCGTACCTGCCGGACTACACCGTGGTCATGGTCAGCGTGGATCTGGAAGGCGTCCGTTGCTTCGGCGCGATCCAGGACGAAGAAGCCGGCATCGAACCGATGTCCTACTTCCCGAAGTCGTGGCTCGAAAAGGACCCGGCCGTCCGCTACCTGCTCATGCAGTCGGCCCCGCTGATGGTGCCGTTCCGTCCGAACGCCTCGCTCTGCGCGACCGTTCGCTGATCGGGGAGGGTGATCATGAAACTGATTGCACTGGTCACCCTCGTCACCAAGGACGGCGACGTGCCGCCCGGTGACGAGCTCGAGGTCAAGGATGCCAAGGAAGCCAAGGGTCTGATCGACCGCGGCTTCGCCAAGTCCGCCGAGACGAAGGCCGAAGCCAAGGCCAAGGCAGAAGGTCAGCAGTAAAACCCGGTGCGCCCGCAAGGGCGCGCCCCTCCCAGGGAAAAGGACAACAACAATGGCAGAACCCTCCACCTCCGCCGGCATGTCGCTCACGGTCATCGGCATCGCGCTGCTCGGCCCCATGGCCGGCCCCTATGCCGTCATCGTCTTCGCCGCCCTTGCCGGTGCGATGTGGCCGCTCTCGGCCAGTCAGACCGAAAGCCGCCTTGCCGGCGCCTGGCTGCTGCTGCGCGTGACCCTGACCGCCGTTGTCCTCACCCTGTTCATCGCCAGCATTATCGAACGCACCTGGGGCGTGCCGCCCTCCGAATCGCTCGGCTCTGTCGCCCTCGGCATCGGTGCCCTGGGCAATAGCTGGAAAACGATTTGGGAAGCCCTGGGCAATGGCTTGCGCGGCTTCCTGCGTCGCCTCGGCGGGGGAAAACATGAGTAACACCCTGATCGTCATCGCCCACGAAACACTCTGCCTCATCATTCTCTGGTCGGTCTTCTGCCGGTCAGTCCAGTCATCCGATCGCGTGCGTGCAGACGTCCGCACTGCGTTCTTCCTGCTCGGCATCGTCGCCAGCGCCGGCATCGTCGCACCGCTTGCCTGGCAATACACGCCCGATGCCTTCGGCTTTGCCCTGTTGGCCGCCATTGCCGCCGTCCAGGGCGTAACCGCACATCATTGGTCGGCCGGCGTGCCGGACCGGTTCTACAAACCCGGGTGCGCCCCGCGCAAGCGCCGATCCTGTGACATCGATGGAGGGTGCCGCCATGGCATTGACCCTTGACCAACTGCGCAAGTGCATTCCCTACGCCGGGCCGCGCGCTGCCCTGTTTCACCCGCACCTCGTTGCCGCGATGGCGGAATTCGGCATTGACGCCCCGTTGCGCCAAGCCGCATTTCTCGCACAGGTCGCGCACGAATCCGGCAGCCTGCGCTACGTCCGCGAAATCGCCAGCGGCGAAGCCTACGACACCGGCCGCCTGTCCGCCCGCCTCGGCAACACACCGGAAGCCGATGGCGACGGTCAGCGTTTCAAGGGCAGAGGGCTTATCCAGATCACGGGCCGCGACAACTACCGCAGCTGCAGCCTGGCGCTGTACGGAAACGAGCAGCTGCTCGAGATCCCGTCACTGCTCGAAGAGCCCGCCGATGCCTGCCGCAGCGCCGCCTGGTTCTGGTCAAGCCGCAATCTCAACGCGCTGGCGGATACCGGGGCGTTCCGTGCGATCACCAAGGTGATCAACGGTGGATATAACGGCTATGCCGACCGGCTGGCCTTTTACGAACGTGCAAAAGCAGTGCTTTGCTGAAACCCTGGAGAACTCAAATGATCCTGTCCAGTAACGGAAACTTGGTCAATCCTGACGACCTGGCGCAAACGCTGTCGTACAACGGAAGCGGTCAGCTGTCGCACATCGAGGTCACTGCCGGCACCTGGGTCTATCGTCAGACCTATACCTACGCCGACGGAAAGCTCTCGGTCGTTTCGCAATGGGTGAAGCAATGAACATCGCCAACATTGCAGCAAAGCTGAAGGGTGCCTTCGGCTTTGTCACCGCGCAGCAATCGGTCACCGGGGGGATGGGATTCAACGGCCAGATCGTCGACATGGACGAGACGCCCGACGAAACCAACACAGAAGACTACCCGGTCGGCACCCTGTTCATCTCGCCGGCAGAGTAATCATGGCGCTCAAGATCAAGACGCTGGCCGGGCTGGTCAATGCCGCGTTGCACATCAAGACGGCCTCCGGCATCGTGCCGGTGAATCTGCACATCAAGACGGCCGGCGGGATCGAGTTGTTGAACGGCGACGTTGGCCCGGTGTATCCGGTCGCGCAACTGCTTGAGTCGTTCGACTCACTGACCGGTTTTTCGTTTGCCGCCGCCTCGACGCAGGCGCTGGATACGTCCGGACAGTCGCAGGGTACGGGTCGCATTCAGCTACTCGGCAACGGCTCTAATGCCACGCTTTTTGCGACAAAGACATTGGCCGGACCGTTCGTCCCGGCAGAACTAGGTACTATCGCTTGGCTTGCAAGCAAGACGGCGGCACAGTCTGCGAGCATTTCCGGCCAGCTACTGGTCCTGTCGCGTGGCGGAACCAGCAACCAAGTGACCTGCATGTTGGACTCGGCGACGAAATCCCGTGCCGGCAAAAAGATGGTGTGCGCGCACATCGCCGAATTCCCGTTGGTCGCCGCCCTCGGCTCTGGCACGCTGACCGTCAGCCCGCGTTTCTCAACCCTGTCGCCCTACACCGGTGACGTGACCATAGACGCGATGTATGCACAGGCTCAGGGCCGGCCTACCGTCGTCATCACGTTCGACGATGGCTACAACAGCATGTATGACACGGTCTATCCGATCATGGCGGCGCGAGGGCTGGTCGGTAACTACTATGTGCCGAAAACCTCCGGCGTCGATGTAGCCAACCGCGTCACCTCCGCGCAGATCGCAGAGCTTTACGCGGCGGGCTGGGACATGGCATGTGACTCGACGCCGAATGACAGCAATACTGTCCTGAACGACACAACGGCTGCTGTGGCTGCCATCAATCAGAACCGTGACTGGCTGATCGCCCGCGGCTACACAAGAGCGAAGGATCACTTCTGCTGGACGGGCGGACTATGGAATGAGGAAACCGCCGCTGCATTCAAGACGGCGGGCTTCAAGTCTGGTCGCACGACCGACCCGCAGAGCTTTCACGACCGCTTCGGCGTGTTCGACCTGGACATAACGATCCCGAGCCAGGGCGCATCCAGCACAACGGCGCTGTCGGTGCATCAGGCTCGAATCGCCGAAATCAAGGCTCGTGGCACGACGCAGTTTTTCCACTTCCATGACATTTCAGCCAGTCCGTCAGCAATCGGCTGGCAGGTCGATAAGTTCACGTCACTGATGGATCAGATCAAGGCCGACCGCGATGCCGGGCTTATCGACGTTCTTACGCTGTCGCAGTGGTGGTCGCGCGTGTCGCGCGCCAGCCTGCCGGCGTAATTTCTAACCCCCTCAGCACCCGATCCCGTCCATGGGCACCCTCGCGACCCGGCTCCTATCCGCAACGATAGGCCGGGTCGTTCCTCGTTATCGGACGTGCAACGAGTGGGCAGATGACTATCGCCAGATCATCGACCAGCTGCCGGTCTGCGAGCATACGAAAGTCAATCGACGCTGCGCCCTGGTGCATGTCCTGGCACACCTCGGCAATGACGTCATCGGCTCTGTCCGGCCGCTCCGGGTGGGCAAGGCCATCCGGGACATCGCGGCGACAAGCCCGCAAACCGCGAAGCGCGCCTTGTTCGAGGCGCGTTCGTTTTTCAACGAGGCCGTCCTGGCCGGCGTCATCGACAGCAACCCGGCCGCGCCGATCAAGCCGCCTCGCGTCCGCATATCCCGGCATCGGATGTCGCTGGATCACTGGCTGGCGATTCGCGCCTGGTCCGTCGATCATCAGCCGCCCTGGGTGGCGCTGATGCTTGACCTTGCCCTGGTGACCGGCCAGCGCCGCTCTGACCTCAGCACCATGCGCTTCGCCGACGTGTGGGACGGATACCTGCATGTCGAGCAGTACAAGACCGGCACGCGCCTGGCGTTTCCCGTAGCCCTGCGTCTCGACGCCATCGGCAAGAGCATCGCCGACGTGATCGAGGCCTGCCGGCCCTATGCCGCACCCGGCGACACGCTGCTGCGCCGAAAGTCAGGCAAGCCGCTGGTTGATGCCAGTTTGTCGGCCAGATTCGAAGAGGCGCGCGAAGGCGCCGGCCTCGAATGGGCAACCGGCACGCCACCGTCTCTGCATGAGTGCCGGTCGCTATCCGAGCGCCTGTACCGCGAGCAGGGCATCGATACCCGCGTGCTACTCGGACACAAGCACCAGTCGATGACCGATGCCTACAACGACGACCGCGGGCTGTCGGCAGGAAAGTGGATCACGCTCGCCATCGGAAATAATTAATAAAAATTTCACCTAAAAATTTCCTGCCCCGGCCGGCATTCTGCCCCCATGAATCCATGGGTCCTGATCATCTGGTTTTCCACCTTCGCCCTCGGCATCGCCGGAGGCTGGTCCTTGCGTGGCGACCACGAGGACGCCGCCCGGCTGCGCACTTACGTCGCTGCCGTCGAGAAAAAGGACGCCGACCAGGTCACGGTCGACCGGCTGGAAACCGAACAAACCAGTGCCAACGCTGACCAGGCGGTCAAGGACCGCATCATTACTCGCGAGGTGATCCGCTATGTGCAAGTCACGCCTGCAGCTGCTCGCTGCACTCTCCCTGGCACTTGGCGCGTGCGCCACGACGCCGCCGCCACCGGCCAGCCCGGTACGCCCGCCGAGCTGGCTGCTGATGCCGCCGAGCCGGTTGGAGACGATACCGCACTCGACACCGTCGCCGAAAACTACGCCGCCTGCCGACACGTCATCCGTCAAGTCGAAGGCTGGCAAGCCTGGTGCAAAACCGTAGGGCCGTGCCGTGAGTGAGGCCTTTGCCGCCATGCGCGCCAGCTTGATCGCCGGCCCGCTTGCCGAGGATGTCACGCTTGCCGGCCAGCCGGCGCGGGCGTTTGTGCATCGCGACGTCGAGTTGGTCGGCGAATTCGGCCAAGTCGTCGGCCGGCGTATCGAGGTCGAGATCGCATCGGGCAGCGCCGGGTCCGGCGTGCCGTGCCTTGTTGGCGTCCAGACGTATGTACTCGGCGCCGAGGTTGCCGACGATGGCCTGTTTGCCCGTTACGTCCTGGAGCCCGGGCTGTGAAAGTCGGTCTCTCCGTTTCCGGGCTGTACCAGCTCAAGGCGCTGCGCAAGAAAATCGAGCAGTTTCCCGTCGCCGCTGATACTGCCGGCGCCGCTGCGGCTAATGAGGTTGTTGAGCAGGTCGAGATCGAGGCCGCCCGCGATATCACCCAGGAACTCAACCTGCCGGCCAGCTACATCCGCGAAAAGTTTCTCTCCCGCAAGGCTAAGCGCCTGGGCGATGTGGCCATTGTCGCCGCCAGAAAACGAGCGGTTAGAGCCGCAAGATATGCCGCTGAGCAGATCACCGCCCCGGCGCCGCGCGCCAAGGGCGACGCCCTGCGCGGCATCCAGGCAGGTCGCAAGCAGGCCGGCGTGAGCATCAAAGTAAAACGCGCCGGAAAGCGCACGAAGATTGCAGACGGGTTTTTGTTGCCGCTGCGCGCCGGGAAACAGGATGGCGGAAACGGGTTCGGAATTTTTACCCGTCTCGGGGATGTCGTCGAGCAAGAGTACCGAGTCTCTCCTGATCAGGCATTCCGCGCCTGGATCGCCAAACACCGCCCGGACATCGGCGGCCGTCTGGCCGTAGCCTTCCGCGCCCACTTTGCCCGCGAACTGCGGAAGTTGCGCAAATGAAAGACACCCTGATCGCCATCCGCCTGAAGCAAATTCTGTCGGGCATTCGGCAAGCCAACGGGTTTGCAACCGACATCGGCGCCAACATCAAGCACGGTAGCCGCGCGCAGGTTGATCCCGGGGTGCTGTACTTGTCGGACGAGCAGGAAGACGAGGTTGTCGAGCAGAAAGGCACCAGTGTCGTCCGCCGGCAGCCTTACACCGCCGAGGTCTCCTTGATGTGCCTCGATGACACCCGCCAGACCATCGCGCATGACGCCATTGCAGACCTCTGCCGCGCGCTCTGGCCAGAGAAGGAAGACGACGAGCTCAAGGCACTGCTCGCCGACCGCCCCGCCTACGTCGGCCGCAGCATCAAGCCCCGCACCGACGGGCAAAACCTGGTGACCGTGCAGCTCAAGTTCCAGGTCAAGTTTGTTTTCAACCTCGCCAAACCCTAAAGGAGGCACCCATGTCCAGCAAAGCTGTAGCGCTTTTCCTCGCCGCCGACGTGTACTACCGTTTCAAGAATCCGACGACCGGCGTTTTCTCCAACCCCGTCAAGATCGAGACGGAAAAGCTCGAGATCAACACCCCGTCCGAACTCACCGAAAAGCTCTCCAAGGGGCGTGACACTTACAACCAGGCCTTCGTTTCGCACCGCGTCCCGCAGCCGACCGAGTTCGCCATCGCCTTCAGCGAGCAGAACCGGGACATCTTCGCCATGGCCCTGGCCGGCGTGCTCGAAACCATCAATCTCAACGCGGGCACTCTGACGGACCATGAAGTCACTGTCGTGCTGGATGAGTGGGTGCCGATCGGTCACCGTCACATCAATCTGACTGGCCTGGCTGTCAAGAATAGTGCCGGCAGCACGACCTACGACCGCGACGTGGACTACGAAATCAACCCGCGCCTCGGCCTGATCAAAGCGCTGTCGAGCGGTGATATCGCTGCCGGCACCGTCAAGATCACCGGCACGACGCTGGCCAAGGAAGGCACCCGCATCGTCGGCGCCCGCCAATACGGTCATGTGCTGTCTTTCCAGGCCGACGGCCGTAACCAGATCGACAACAAGGATACCTACATCGAGGCCTACCAGGCCACGGTGTCGGCCGATGCTGCCCGCGACTTCCTTTCCGGCGAGATTGACAGCCTGGAACTGACCGGCCGGCTGGAAATTCCGCCGAATGGCAACACGCCCTTCGTCATGGAACTCTACGACTAAGGGTAGGCCATGACCATCGCCTACGATCAGGAGGTTCAGCTCCGCATCTCCACGACTGCAGAAGGCGGTCAGGAGCTTGACCGCCTGACGTCGAAGATGGAAGGGCTGGAAAACGAGCTGGGTGCCCTCGCCAAGGCCTCGAAAGAAGCCAACGCAGCCCAGCTCGAAGCTGCCAACAAGCTCAACGACGCCCGCACCAAGCAGGACCAGATCAAGCGCACGCTCAACGAAACCAACGAGGCCTACAAGGCGCTCATGGATCAGGTGCGTAAGGGCGGGGAAGGGCAGCAGAAATACGCGGCCGAAGCTGCCGCGACGCGCCAGCGCATGGATCAACTGCGCGCCTCGTTCAACGAGGCCGGCAAGGACGTCTTCCGGCTCAACGATGAATACAAGCGCTCGGCCGCGCAAAGTCGTTTCCTCGCTGCCGAACAGCGCCGCGTTAGTGGCGAGCTCAAGGAAACCGGTGCTGCTGCTGAACGTGTCCGCGCCCGGTTGCGAGAGCTCCGGGATAGCGCCAAGGAAACCGCCAGCGTATTCGACGGGATGCGCGGCAAGATCGCCGGGGCCATTGCCGCCGTTGGCGGATTCCTTGCCATCAAGCGCGGCTTCCAGGACGTCACGGGCGCCGCTGAAACCCTCGATGTGCAGATGCGCAAGATCGAGGCAACCATTCAGGCTACGCAAGGCGCCGCCGGGTTGACCGCCGCCGAGATCGGCGACATGGCCAAGCGCCTGGACGAGGCAACCCTCGGCAGCGCTGAGGGCTTCCGCAGTGCCGCGGCAAAGTTGCTCACCTTCAAATCCGTGAGCAAGGATGCGTTTGAGACAACACTCAAGCTGGCGCAGGATCTGGCGGCCAATGGGTTTGGTAGTCTGGAAACCAACGTCGTCCAGCTCGGCAAGGCACTGGAGAATCCGAAACAGGGGATATCGGCCCTGGCTGAGGCCGGGGTGACCTTTACCGACCAGCAGAAGGCGCTGATTGCCTATCTGGTCGAAACGAGAAAGCAGGCGCAGGCGCAAGGGGTCATCCTTGAGGCGGTGGCCGGCCAGGTGTCCGGTGTCGCCAACGCGGTTGGCCAGGGAATGTCTGGCGCTGCCGACCTCGCCGGAAAGCGCTTCACCGACTTCAAGGAGCTGCTCGGCAAGGGGGTAATCCCGGTCCTGGCCAATATGTACAACGGCATTGCCGATGTGCTCGCGCAGCTCAACAACTCCGGCGCCGTCGAGCGCTTCGGCGAAGCCGCCGGCCGGGTTTTCAAGAGCGCTGGCGAAGCCTTCCTGCGTTTCGTCGGCCAGGTTGATCTGGATGCTCTGACCGCTCGCATGTCCACCTGGGCAGATCAGTCCGGCGAGGCGATATCGCGCTGGATTGCTCACCTGGAAAACGCGGGCAATGTCGCAAAGCTGGTGTATTCCAGCATCGCTACTGGCGCAAATACCATCCTGTCGGCCATCTACAAGCTTGGTGAGGCATTCTCCGGCGTGGCCAGCAACATTCAGTCGGGGCTGGCAATCATCCTCGACGGGATGAGCAAGGTTACCTTCGGCGAGCTATCGGAGCGGTTTAAGGGCTGGGCCGATGAGGTTCGTCTCTCGGCTGAAGCGACTTGGTCGGTGTCCGAAGCCTATGCCAGCGAAGCGTCTGCCGCCTTCGATCGCGCCGCCGATAGCGCAGCGAGCTTCCAGGTGGCCTGGGCTGGCCTCACAGAGACGGTGCCGCAGGCCGGCGCCGCAATTGCCCAGGCTGGCCAGCAGGCGGCGCTGACCGCTGACCAGGTCGATGCGCTCGGAGAAAACACTGAGTTCGTCAATGGTGCGTTGCGGAAGACTCCCGATGTGGCTGCCGGTGCTGCGGCTGGGTTGTCTGGCGTTTCGGACGCAGCCCGCGCTGCCGCAGATGCGCAGATGGCGGCAACGAAGCAAGCCCTTGCAGTCGAAGAAGCCTTCGCCAAGCTTGGACTGACATCGACAGCCACGCTCAAGAAACAAGCTGCTGAGGCGCGGGCGGCCTATGACACGATCAAGGCAAGCGGATTGGCAACCGCCGAAGATTTGAAAGCCGCCTTCGAGGTTTACGCACAGCGTGCCATCGCTGCAAACAACGGAGTTGCGAGCGATGCGTTGCGAAGCGAAGCGGCTATGCAGGGCGTGCGAATTGAAACCCAGCGCGCTGCAGAAGCTGCTGACGGTGCGGCGGTAGCATTCGGCAAGATTGCCAAAAACGCAGGTGCGGCGGCTGATGCTGCAAGTGGCTTAGCCAATTCGTCCGGATCGTTCTTCGAAGGTGGACGCCAGGCCGACCGCGCCGTCGATGTCGAGTCGATGCTGTACGCGCAGGGCGCCACCATCGAAGAGGCCAAGGCGGCAGCGAAGTATTACGGGGAGCTGTTCGAGCGTGAGCAGGCAACGCTTCTGACGGGCAATCTTGTCAGTGGTCAGCGCGCTGCGCGCTTGACGAACGTTGCAAACGACCGGGCAATCCAGCAGGCAATCGAACTGGCGAAAGTCGAGTTGGCGACGGGCCAGCAGGTTGATCTGGGGAACTCGGTTGCGGACTACCGGAAACAAGCCTTGTCGAACGTCAGGTATGGCCCGGGGGTGGACGGACAAGGGGCGCAATCGCAAGCGATTTCGCGCTCCGGATACCAGTCAAAGACCCAGCCCATGGTCATCCGCCTGGCCAACGGGCAAGACATCTCATTTAACGCAGCCACGCGACAGGATGCCGACCGCGTCGTCAATCTGTTCAAGCTGCTTGAAGCCTCGGCGAAGACCTCCCTATGAGCATTTTTCTGACTGCCGGCAGCACGACGATCGAGCTTGATCCGGACCTGCAGTGGGTCGATCGGCACAGCTGGTCGCCCGTCGTCCAAAACGTCACGCACAGCGTCAACGGCAACCTGATCATCGACGAGGCGGTCAAGCTGGCCGGCCGCCCGATCACCCTGCAGCCGCCTGACGCCGCCGCCGCCTGGATGCCGTTGTCGGTGGTGTCTCAGCTCGAAGCGCTGGCCGCCGAGCCGGATCGCGACATGCAGCTGTCGATCCACGGTACGACTTTCCCGGTGCGCTTTCGCCACACCGATGGCCCGGCCGTTGAGGCCAGTCCGCGCCTGTTCGTCCGCGACCCGGCGCCGGGTGGCTTCGGCGACGACTATCTGACAACCCTCCGTTTTATCGAGATCTGACTCATGGCCATTCTTGCAAGCGATATCAAAATCCTCGAATCCGAACGCATGTCGGATACGACCGATGGTGGCGGCCGCCGCACCTCGCGCGAAGTGGTCGATGGTGAGTCGGGCAACATCTTCCCGAAGCTCTCCCGGGCCGACGTGACCAAGGGGCGCGTCAACATGCGCAAGGTGTTTCCCTCGGTGCGGACGGCGAACCTGGATACCTACGGTGGCGCGCATCTGATCGTTGCCTCGCCGCCGAGCAACGACAAGGTGCACGTGACGCTGTTTTCGACGGGCAGCGAAACCGATACCCGCAGCGCTGCCCGCGACCGGATCGAATCCTACGTCGCGGCCGGCCCGGAAAGCCGGCTGGTGTTGATCGGCCGGCAGCTGGTCGGCCAGCAGTCGGTGGTGGCCTACCAGCGCGTCGAGGCGCCGCTGCCGGAAGTCGGCGACGTCATGTGCCTGTCGACCGAAGAGGCCGGCGTCGTTACCGCACAGCAGTATTTCCGGGTGCAGTCGGTCAATCATGAGGTGCAGACCTTCACCGAGCAGATCGGCACGACCGTCGTCGAGTTCGATCGCCGGGTTGTCACCCTGGGCACGGGGACCCCGCTGCGCTACGAATTCAACGGGCCCGAATCGCCCTCGCAGTTGAGCAGCACGCTGCGGCCGACGCGCCTGCGCACGACCTCCTTTGTCGACGCGGCGCGCTATTACGGAATCCGGCCGCTGGCGGCAGCGGTGTCGGCCGGCGCCTTGTCCCTGCGGCTCGACAGCATCTACAGCCAGCTGGTGCCGACCGCCACCCGCGAAACCGCGCTGGCCAACACGCCGATGGACAGCGTCGGCGGCCTGCTGCCGACTGCGACCGCGCTGCGCAACGAGGTGCTGGCCACCGCCGGCTGGCCGGCCGGGCAGACGCGCCGGGCGTTGCGTTCGATCGATCCGGGCAGCGCTACACTGGCGGCGGCCGGCATGGCCTCGGTCAGCGACGATGGTGCCGGAAAAATCGAGGGGCCGGGCTTTACGGGTACGGTCGACTACGATACCGGCGTGATTTCCCGCACCGGTGGCAGCGTCGGCGCCGCGACCTGGACGCTGTCGTACCGCCCGGCGGTGCGCGCAACGCAGATCGCGCACACCCGGGAAACCTATGTCACCGCCGCCAACCGCGGCCTGGTGTACATCTTCACGCTGTCGCCGCTGCCGGCGCCGGGCGCGGTCAATCTGTCCTTCCGGGCGCAATCAAAATGGTATCTGCTCAGCGACGATGGCGCTGGCGTCGTGCGCGGCGACCAGGCGGCATTCGGCAGCGGCACCATCGATTACACGACCGGCGTCATGACCGTGACCCTGGGCGCGCTGCCCGACATCGGCAGCTCGCTGCTGCTGGCCTTTGCCTCGCCGGCGCATTACGTGATCCGCGCAGGCGGCACCGCCGATGCCGGACCGGTCGAGCAGCGCATCGTGCTCGATGGGCCGATCCAGGCCGGCTCGCTTGACCTGGTCTATACCGCCGGCGGCACCGACTACACCGCCGCCGACAACAGCGGCGGCGCCATTGCCGGCGATGGTTTGACCGGCACCGTCGATTACACCGCCGGCGTGCTGCTGCTGCGCTACACGACGCGGCTGCCGGATGCCTTGTCGACCGTGCGCGTCGAGTACAACAAGCTTTCGGCGACAACGCCCGGCGAGCAGGTGGCGCGCACGGTCACCGTCGTGGCGGCCGCGTCGATGGCGCTGGGCGGCGGCGCGGCGGCCAACACCGTCACCGGATCGGTGCCGTTCGGCGGCAAGGGGCTGATGGTCAAGGACAACGGGGCCGGCCTGCTGGTCGTCCTCGGCGGCCAGGCGCTTGGCGCGGCCGGCGGCCTCGAGGCGGCAATCGTCTCTGGTGACCAGGTTGTCGGCACGGTCGATTACGCGACCGGCGCCGTCGCGATCACCGGCGGCGTGGTGGTCGATGGCCGCAAGTGGGAGCCGGTCCTGGTGATTACCGGCACGCGGCCGTATAACGACTTCTCCGGTCGCTTCGAACCGATCTACGGGCCGGCGCCGAGCGGCGATGGTGAATGGGTCGAGGCCACCGCCACAGTGACGCTGAGCAGCGGTTCGGCCAGTTTTGGCTTTCAGGCCTCGGGCGTCAGCGCCTCGGCCGCCCTGGTGCAGCGCGCCGTCGGCTTTGCCGATGCGCCCCTGCGCCTGGCGCTGCTCGCCAGCGTCGGCGACAACCTGGTGCCCGGCGGCACGATCATCCGCATCGGCGGGCTGGATTACATCGACCGCAACGGCACGCTGTACGCCGGCGTTTCGCCCGATACGGGCGTCGGCACCTCGGCCGGCACGCTCAATTACGATGCGGGCACGCTGACGCTGAGCTATTGGGCACCCGGCGCCTCGGCGGCGGTGTCGGTTCTCGCCGGGCTGTCGGTCTATGGTGAGGCCAGCTGTGCCGAGGTCAGCCAGCGCACTGCCGGCGCGCCGCTGCGCCCGGGGTCGTTCTACGTTTCGGCTACGTCGGTGACCGGCGAGGCGCTGAGCGGCCAGGCCAACAGCGCCGGCGAGATCACCGGCACCGGCGTCGAGGGCTATATCGACCAGCTGACCGGCATCTACCGCGTGCGCTTCGGTGAGCTGGTCGCCGCTGCCGGCAACGAAAGCGCCTGGTGGTTCGACCCGGCCAACGTTGTCGCTGGCCAGGTCTGGCGCCCGACGCTGGTAGTGCCGAGCAGCGTGCGTTACAACGCGGTCATGCTCACCAGCATCCCGCTCAATGCCGACCTGATCGGCCTTGACGCCGTCCGGCTGCCGTCGGATGGCAAGGTGCCGGTGGTCCGCGTTGGCGATCTGGGCGTCGTGCATAACGTCCAGTCGGTGGCGCTGCCCAACCCGCCGACCGCCGGAGCGACTTACTCGGTCGGCCGCGACGACGTCAGCGAGATCTGGCTCGAGGACCAGACCGGCAAAAAGGTCGGCCCGACGCAATACAGCTACTCGCTTGACGATGGCACCGTGACGATGGCCGGGTCCCTGGCCCTGAGCGGCTACACGCAACCGCTCAAGGCAATGAGCCGGATCTCCGACATGGTGCTCGTTTCCGACGCGCAGATCGATGGCACCGTCGCTTTCGACCCGCCCCTGGAACGCGATTACCCGGCCGCCGGCAGCTACTTGTCGACCGCCCTGGAGTTCGGCGACGTCGTCGCCCGCGTGACCAACGTGCGCGATCAGCAGACATTTGCCGGCTGGGATGCCGCAGGCGTGGGCGCTACCGCTGAGTACAACGTGATCGATTACCCGATCGAGGTGCTCAACAACGGAGCCGTCAGCGAGCGCTGGCGGATCTCGTTCCAGACGACAAACACATTTCAGGTGATCGGCGAATCGCTCGGCGTGATCGCGGTCGGCAACACGTCGACCGATTGCCAGCCGGCCAACGCCTTGACCGGACTGCCGTACTTCACCTTGCGCGCGGCAGCCTGGGGTAGCGGATGGGCGGCCGGCAACCAGCTGCTGTTTGAGACCATTTCGGCGGCGCCGCCGGCCTGGATCGTCCGCACCGCCGTGCCGGGCGCCTCGGTCAACGGGGATGCGTTCAGCCTGCAGTACCGCGGCGACGCGGACGCCGAATGACCGCGGTCACGGTCACGATCCGCGATCGCCAGGGCAACCCGGTGATCCGGTCCATACGTCTGCACCGGCTCGATACCGGCGCCGTGCTCGCCGAGGGGCTGAGCAACGGGGTCACCGGCCGGGTGCGTTTCGAGGTCGATTTTTCCGGCGAAGCCTACGCCGTCGCGCTTGACGACGTCGGCGGGGTGGTCGAGGAAATGCAGTGCAGGAGGGTGCGGATTTGAATATCGCGTTTGACCCGAAGTGGTCTGATGTCGTCATTTCGACCCGCTTTAGCGGGACGACCGGCGAAACGCTCACGTGCAACGACAAGACCCGTCAGCGATTCACGGCAACAGGTTGCTCGATTGCCGAGCATCCGCAGTTCCCTGGCGGCGCCCTGTATTTTGATGCGGCGCCAGCCAATCGGTACGTGTGGTCGACATCGGCCGCGCTGTCCCTGGGAGAGCATCTTTTCGAGATTGACTTCCTGGCAACGTCGCTCGGCGCTACGGGGTATCGCGGCCTGTTCAAGCATCCTAGCGATATGCTCATGGCTCGCATTGACCCGGTAGCTTCCGCGATCGAATTTGGGGTGCGCTCGTCAGCTTCGGCGGCCTGGTCGATGGTGTCTTATACGATCCCGGATCTCGACGAGTTTCTCGGCGTGCGGCATACGTTGCGCTGCGTCATGACCGTGACCGCACTGATCATGGAGCTGGACGGTCAGGTCGTGGCGACTGCGGCGCATGGGCTCACGTCGTTTTCCGCCTCGGCAAACAGCTTATTGATCGGCACCGTCGCCGATGTGAACAACAACGCCGGTCGCTGGATCGGTTACCTTGGCCAGATCCGCTGGACGAGGGCGCTGCGTCCTGACGAGATGGGGCAGCCGATGCCGGTGCCTTGGCCGATTGGGGCCTCGGCTGATCCGCAGCGCGCCGCCGTGGTCTTTCACTCGCGGTTCGATGGCCCGAATCTTTCGCAAGCGGCCGTCGACATCAAGGGCAAGTCGATTGTTTTCGTCGGGGCGGCGCGCCTCGAATCGACGTTGGCGTGGGCTGGCCGATCGTCGTTTCGGGCGAATGGCGGATATGCACTGATCGACCATCCTGACCTGGTGCTTGGTGCCGATGATTTTACGTTTGAGTTTTTCGTGGCGCGCACCGGCAACAGTGGCCAGCGTGAGTACCTGTTCTCGCTGATGGATGCGGATGGGCTGGATCATGCCGTCTCGCTGTCGGCTTCCGGATTCGGCGGCTATCTCTATTTGCGGGTTGCCGGCATTGATGTGGCGACAATTGCCGCCGCCGGCCCGGAGAACGTTACGTTCTACTGGTATTCGGTGGTTCGGCAGGGGTCTAACCTGGCGGTGTTTCGCAATAACATTCGGGTCGCACTCGTTAACGTCGGCGACGGTCCGATTGCCAGCAACGGGCAGCTGGTTTTTGGCAAGGGTGGCGCTGCCGCGCCAGGCAACCAGTCGCTATACGACTACGTCGACGAGGCGCGATTTACGCGCGGGTATTCGCGGGTCTCGCCGCTGCTGACGTCGACGACGCCGCCGGCTGACATGTTCCCGGCTTTTGGCCCCCGCGCCATCTCCGGTCACGTCGACGACGCCGACGGCAACCCGGTCGATTGTGTCGTCCGCGTGCATCGGTCGCTGACCGGGCAGATGGTCAGCCAGGGGCGGACTGCGGCCGATGGCAGCTTCGTGCTGCCGGTTGCAGATATCGACGAGCATTACTGGACCGCGCATCTGCCGGGTAAAAATGCGCTGATCTTTGACCATGTGGTGCCTGAGCTGGTGACCTGATGGCCGGGTATCGCGCGCCCCGCGGCAACCAGGTGCATGGCACCTTTCCGGCTGGCATCTACACGCCGCCGGCGCCGACGGCGATTGTCGGCGTCTTCCCGGTTTACGTGCCGGTCCGGCGCCAGCTCGTGGCGACACTGTCGGCGCCGTGGCGCGCCGGCGACACGCGGGATCGTGAGATCTCGGCCGCGGCGCCCTCGGCGATGCCGGCCGATCTGCTGAGCGTGATCAAGTCGCCAGCGTCGTCGCCTGTGGGTGCTGACGCAGTAATTCCCTGGCCACCGTCGATCGTGCGCGATGCCGATCCGGTGGCGATCCGCTACACGGCCTATTCGGCACGCCTGGCGGCGGTGACCTCGTTGCCCTGGGGGTTGTCGCGCATCGTCGATGTCGCGGCGCTGTTGCCCTGGGGGGCTTACTCGGCCTGGCTGGCCGCGCGGCTGGCCAGTCGCTGGCCCGGCGCCGTGCCGGCGGATGCCGACAGGGCAGGGCGCTGGCGTGGTCAGCGCGTGCCAGGCTGGCGCCTGGTCGATGATCCGCTGCATCCGGCCGACGACGTCCGTATCGAGGTCATCGGCGGCGGCTTGCGCGGCCGCTTTCCGGCCGGCGACTACACGCTGCCGGCGGGTGGTGCGGTGCACGGTCGCTTTCCGGCCGCTGCCTACACGCCACCGCCCGTGCTTTACCCGGGCACCGCCGACATGCCGCTGCCGCTGCGCGCCGTCGAGTTCGAGGTCGGGCCGCGCCGCGAGCCCTTGCTCGATGATGCTGGCCAGCCGGTCATGGTGTCGGCGATTGTCGATACGCATCGCCAGGCGCCGTGGCCGGGCGCCGTCGATCGCAGTCGGGCGGTGCGCGTGCCATGGCTGCGCTACTCGCGCCAACTCAACCCGGGCTGGGGCGTGGTCGTGCCGCCTGGCCCGGTGACCCCTGAGCCTGGCCAGCAGATTGTCATCCCTGTCAAAAGGACCTACATCGTGGTCAACGAAGTTTATCTACTGCGGGTGGCGGATAGCGCGCTGCTCGATCCGCTGCAGCTGTCGATCACGGTCGACTGCGATTCCTGGGTGGTTTCCTGGTCAGGCTCGGTGCCGTTTTCCCAGCGCGATCTGGTGTGGCCAGGTGAGGACCCGGTGCAGCTACTGGCCGGGATCAACGGTTATGAGTTTGCGTTGCGCGTCGACAAGGCCGTCCAGGCTCGCCAGTTCGGCCAGCGCGTGATTTCGATCAGCGGCCGCGGCGTTGCCGCCGAACTGGGGGCTGATCTCGCGCCCCTGGTCGATTACGCCAACGCCACCGCAATGACCGCGCAGCAGCTGATCAACGCGGCCCTGGAGTTCACCGACTACGACCTGGCCTGGGACATCGCCGACTGGCTGGTGCCGGCCGGCGCACTCGGCCTGCGCGGGGCCCCGGCCGACGTGGCCAGACACGTCGCCGAGGCGGCCGGGGCGGTGCTGCAGGCGTCGTGGTCGGGCAAGCAGCTGCGGATGCTGCCGCGCTACCCGGTGCTGCCATGGGATTGGTCGACTGCGGTGCCGGACGTCATCATCCCGGCGGCGGTTTCCGAGACGGATTCGATCGAGTTCGTCGAAAAGCCCAATTACAACCTGGTCTATGTCTCCGGCGAGCAAGCCGGCGTGCTGGGCCGGGTCAAGCGCGCCGGCAGTGCCGGCGACAAGCCCGCGCCGATGGTCACGCATCCGCTGATCACGCACGCCGACGCCGCTCGTCAGTGCGGCAGCAGCATCCTGGCCGACACCGGCAATCGGGTGCTGCTGCAGACCACGATGCCGGTGCTCGAAGAGTCGGGAATCATCGGCGTCTGCCTGCTGGCCGAATTTTCTGACGGGGCGAAAACCCGGCGGGGAATCACCCGCACCAACACGATCACGGCCAGTCTGCCGGTCGTCCGACAAACCCTGACAATCGAGGCCGCGCCATGATTTCGAACCTTTGGAAACGACTGCGCCAGATCCTGCCGGAGCCGCCGCTGCTCGCCGGCGAGGTCGTGGCGTCAAGCAGCTACGGGGTGACCGTTGAGCTGCCCGATGGCCAGCGCATCAAGGCGCGCGGGGCTGCCTCTGTGGGCAGCAATGTTTTCGTCCGCGCCGGCGCCGTCGAAGGCCCGGCGCCGGCGCTGCCGGTGGTGGATATCGAGATATGAACGGTCAACTGGTCGATCTGGCCGAATATCGGCGCACCCATGGGCCGCTGCTGCGCCACCTGGTCGCCGCGCAGCGTTGCTGGCTGGCCTGGTGGCAGTTGTCCCTGGTTGTGTCAGGCTTTGGCCGCGGGCGGGCAAAGCATCCTGGCCAGCAGGTCTAGCTGCTCGTCGCTGCCCGGCGGCACGCCGCCACACTGGCGGATCGCATGCGCGAGACACATGCGCAGCATCCAGTCCTGCACGGGCTGAGGAATGGGGCGGTCGCCGCGCCGCCATTTGCCGAGGTCGTTGGTCGTGTAGCTCGCCCCTAGATCGGCGTTGACCGCCTCGACCAGCGCCGCCGCGGCGGTGCGGTCGGTGTGGCCAAGGTGCTTGAGGGCGTCCGTCGTGGATTTGACCAGGTCAGACATCGCCAGCCTCCCCGAGCGCCATTTCCCTTGCCCATACGCGCCCGGCTTCGTCCATCAGCCGGGTAATTCGCGAGCGAAAAGCGCCTGGTTCGCGCATGGCTGGATTCGCCTTTAGCCAGGCGACCAGCGCATCATCGCCGCCGAGCAGCCAGCCGGTCCACTCGCCGACACCTTCGGCCGCACAGTGGGTGCCGATCGTCGGCTGGGGGAAAACAACGCCCTCAACGAACTGGACGATCAGGCCGCTGTCGTGGGTGGCGGTCCACTTTTTTGGGTCGACCGACCAGTGGCGGTGCCAGTTTCGGCGGGCGTTACCCATTGAGGATGCGCTCGCCGAGGCGCTGGCTGTTCTTGAGGGAAAGGTCGCAGGCCCAGCGCGATGCGGCGCCGTAGACCGCTTTCCCACGCGGGCAGGAGACCATGCGGAAGGTGTTCCAGCCTTCTTTTGTGTGTGCCAGGACGGTGCCGTCCGGCAGGATGTCGCCGGCGGGAATGCGATCACCCGGAACAGCCTCCCCGGAAAACACCTGGCGGCGGTCTTTTTTGTCGAGCTTGGAAAAAATGCTCATTGTCTTGCTCCCAAAGGAGCCGGGGACGAACCCCGGCATGACATCAATTAACCGATCAGGGCCATCTGGATGTTGGCCAGATGGAAGGCGCGGTTGTCAGCGACAGGGCAGAAATTCTTGGCCGGGTTCGTGATGATGTTCAGTTCGGCGGCGTGATCGGCCATCCAGGCGGCGCCCTTGGCGCGGGCCGTTTCGATCTGGCGGGTGGCGAATTCAACCGCCTTCTCGGTCGGGGCCGATTCGATCAGCAGCGAAGCCATGACTTCAAAATGCTCGGCGGCGAGTTCGGCGCTGATGGCGATCTTGACGGTGGGCTTCTTGGTGGTCTTTTTCATTTTGAATCTCCTTGGAGAGGCCCGCTGCCGGGGGCCGTCGGTTGGTAGCGATGCGCTATCCATGGCTCTATTATAGGGCAAAAATGCCCTACGTCAAGTGTATTTTTCAATTATTTTTCGCTTTCCGCATGCCAGGTTTGGCGATAATCAAACAGCCGTTCGCCGAAAGCATCGTCCTCCAGGCGCTCGAACCCCGTGATCACCAGGCAGCTGGCGTCCATGTGAATCACGACTGCATCAAGTAGCGGCGGCAGCGATTCTTCCGGGTTTGCCGGATTCGTCGCTGTTGCCCTGCGGGTATGACGCCGGCCCTGTTCGTCCAGGTGTTCTCGGATCTCGATCTTCCACGGGCCGGAGTAGCGAAAAGCGATCTGGTAGCGGGGGAGGTGGCAGCCGCGCTCGAGCAGCCTGGCGATTCTGTAGGGCATGATATTACTGTGTATATAAACAGTTATTGTCACAATACCATGCCTGGCGATGCTTCTACAAAACGAACATTGACCCAGCTTTTACGCACCTTCGCGGCCCGCTGTTTTATGGAAACTTGTAGAAGATTATTTGCTTTAAACACGCCTGAAACCCGCGCGGATTCTAGCTTTTGTTGGTGTTTAAGGCGTAGAATCCGCGATTTTACACACCATAGGCAAATAGGGCGATTCGCGGCTTGTGATTGTAGAAGCTTCTACAAAAAAAATTGTAGAAGATCAGATTTTTCGCTGCAGCGTGTCCACCTGCTGCGCCTCTTCGATCTTGATGTAGCGGTCGCTCATGGCTTTCGTGGTGTGGCCAAGTAGCGCCTGGTAGTCGATTCCTGCCTGCTTCGCGTCCGTTGCGGACTTGGCGCGGATGTCGTGAAAATGGACGTCGTCGATCCCCGCTTTTTCTCTTGCCTGCTGCCACCAGGTATTAATCGTCGCGTAGCTGTAGGGCTTCCCGCGCTGAGTGCACAGCAGGTAGAGTCCTCGCACGGGGCGCGGGATCGCTTTGGCGGATTCGATCACCGCCTCGAGCGTTGCCGATCGCCGGAAGAGCTGCAGCTTGCCGGTCTTGATCTGCTTGATGGTCAGGCCATCTGCAGTCCAGTTGCTCAGGTGAATGGCCAGGATGTCGGAGATCCGCGCCGCCGTCACGTAGCTGATATCCATCGCGGCTTTCAGGATCGGGTGCGCGTGCTCGCGAATTGATCGATATTCGGCGTCGGTGATATACCTGCCGCGGCTCTTGAGGCTGTGACGCTTGATTTCGGCGACCGGGTTACGGTCGATAAACCCCTTGCGCACCGCCAAGCTCATGACGTTGGACAACAAGGCGCGGCCGAGGTTGGCCTGGCTTTTCGACGGGTGATCGTCCATCCATCCAGCTACATGGTGAGGCTTGATGTCGGCGGCGTAGCCGTCCTTGAAGTAGGCCTTGACCTGTTTCGAGACGCTCTCGTAACAGATCCTCGATGACGGGGCCAGGGCAGAAAATGCCGGCGACGAGATCCATGCGTCGATCAGGTTGTCGATGCGGTTTTCTTCGCGCGGACCGTTCTCGAGCTCTGCCCACTGGCGCCTGGCCTCGGCGAGATCGCTGCCCAGCGGTATCCACCGGCGCGGCGTGGTGCTCGTGACGTAGTAGTAGGCTTTGCCCTTCTGCGCCATTCGCGGCGGCAGATCGAGGTTGTTTTTTCGGCGGCGTCCCATGGTCGGCATGCTATGCCCTCATCGTTATCTGTTCAAGCCGCCCGCACCAGGGCTGCTCTGTTCGGTTTCCATGTCCGCTCGGATTCGATGCGAGCACCGGATAGCATTGCCTCGGCATGCTGACGACTGACAATGGGCTTCCCGCCAGCGGATACCTCAAACCGCCAGCCTCTGGCCGTCAGCCATCGCCGCTGGTCGGCATTGCGCTTGTAGCCGGTGAGCTCGTGTATCTCGTCGTCAGTCAGGAACATCGTCATGATCAATCCCTTGCCAAGTGAAACCGCCACGGCTTGACCGAGCGGTCGACCTGCACAACGCCGTCGTCCACCAGCGCGTTGATGTGCGTCCAGACCGTTCGCACGGTCTTTCCTGTGGCCTCGGCCAGGCTGTTGGCGTTGTGCGTGCTGCCGGCAACCAGGTCGATGATCCTGGCGCGGGTCTCGGCTGCGTCGGCCAGCTGTTGCGCCATCCTCGGGCCGCGGGCGCGGACGGCCTTGCCCGGCGCCGCGGCGCAGAAGTTGCGGCGGATGTTGCCCTCGCTGGCGCTCGAAATCTCCGGCGGCTGCTCGATCGGCGCCGGGAACAGTGTCGCTGTGATCAGGTTCATGCGGCCTCCAGGACCGTGCAGTGACAATGCACGCGATGGCGAACGACCTGGCCGGATTCGAGCAGGCCATCGAGCGCGTGGTAAAACTTGCTCTTGGTGTAGCCGAGATCACGCTGCACCTTGATTGCCTGGGTGCGGCCGTGCGTGCGCAGGTAATCGATGATCGTCTGCCGGGTTTCAACCGTGCTGATTTCGACCGGCGGCGGCAAGTGTCTGGCGCGGTCGTTCTCGTACCACCAGGTGCCGAGTTGGCATTGATTGAGGGCAACCGACAACAGGCTCATGACTGCGCCGCCTCGAACATGTCGGCGGTCTTGCTGCAGCGGGCCGGCTGGTTGGACACCTTGATCTCTTCCAGGGTGCCTCCATCGCTTAGCCAGGCCTCAACCCATTTCGGCTTTCGGCCACGGCCGGACCAGCAGAGATCGTGGTCGTCCGGATGGCGGTATTCGACGAGCGGCGATGCGCTGTAGCGTTTTCCGGTCACCGGCACCGGTTCTGCATCGCCCGATGTGAAGGCGTATTTAGTTCCGGTCGGTTCTTCGTACATCTCGATTTCTTCGGCCAGCGCGGTGAACTCGGCGCCATCGTCAAGCGTAATGCTTGCAACGGGCTGGCCATTGAAAAGGGTCGCGCCAACATCCCGAACGGTCCCGATCTTGCCGAGGCAGTCATGTTGTTCCATGCCCATTCCGCAGCCGATGATCCGCACGCGGTCGCCAATGGCGAACGTCGGCGACGTCCCTTTCGGTTTTTCCATCCCTTCCTCGGCGACAGCCGAGGCTCGATCTTGCTCTTCCTTGCCGCTTGCCGGGGTTTCGTCGGCTGTTCCTTCCGCCGCCTGCGCAGCGGTTTTCGCGCCGGAATCCTCCTGCGCCTGCGCAGCGGTAATCGGTGCAAGGGGGCTTTCAGTGGCTTCGCCGGGCGATTTTTCGATGTATTTGTCATCGACGCCGGCCTTTTTTGCCATTTCGAGCAGCAGCGTCGGCGGATACTGCATCGACCATTCGCTGCACATCGATCCGCCGACGATCAGCAGGTCGATGGCCAGCAGCCACAGGTCGGGCAGGGGCATTTCCTCGATCTGCGTTTCCATGCGCTCTTTTCGCGCGGTGAAGTTCCGCCCCTCGGTCTGCCAGATGGCCAGCACCTTGCGCAGCAGGTCGCCGTCGGCCGCGCGGTCGAACAGGCGGCGGACGATCTTGCGCATGATGGTCACTGCCAGCGGCGAATCCGGTAGGGCGTAGAACATGCCGGCGAGGTGGTTGAGCATGGCCTTGCGGGTTTCGTCCAGCAGCTTTTCGCGCCAGGCACGCTCGAGACGCAGGGCTTCCTCGGCCTCGGCCTGTTTCTCGGCCGCAGCAGCCTGTTTGCTGTTGAGGCCGGCTTGCTTCATGACCTCGGCGACGTTCTCGGCGCGCACGGTTTTGACCAACACGCCCCGCTTGACGTCTTCGACCATGACGACCTTGGCGGCATCGCCGAGGATCTCGGCGTAGGTGCGCTTTTCCGGGTCGTCGTGGCAGCGCTCGGTCAGATCGACAAGGCCGGCGCGCTCGAGGTCGAAGCGATCGATCCCGTATGTACTGATCTTCGCCGCCTTTTCGCCGGTGATCACCTCGGCACCGTCGCTGGCCGCTGCCTCTACCTGGCGAGCGAAGTGCGCGGCCTTCTTGGCGTTGAAACAGGTCGGATCAGTGCAGACGTCTTGACTGCCGACGTCGGCGAAAATTTCGGGCTGGTTGCCGGTGCGCTTGGGGCAGTCGTGGCAGCGGCCAGCGTCCGGCAGAAGCGCCTTGTCGCCGCGCGGAAATGGCGCGTCGGCCAGCTTGAGCATGTAGCGATCGCGGATCAACTGCTGCGCCCTTCGCACGGACATGATGTCGCCCCGGTGATCCGTCTCAGTGATTTCCTTCACCGCCTGGGCGCGCAGCTCGTCACTGGGGATTCGCGCAACGAGCAGCGCAGTCGACGCATTCAGCAGACCGCCGCGGAACAGCCGGCGCGAATCTTCGTCCAGGGCGAGCAGCTTGAGGCGGCCGAAAATGTAGCTGCGGCTCTTGCCGATCTTCTCGGCCAACTGGTCGGCGGTGTAGCCGTAGCGCTGCATCATCAGGCCGTAGCCTTCGGCCTCTTCGAGCTCGTGCAGATCTTCGCGCTGCAGGTTCTCGATCACCTGCAGTTCCAGCACCTGCTGGTCGCTCAGGTCACGGCAAAGCACCGGCACGTACTTGAGGCCGGCCGCCACTGCCGCCCGGTAACGCCGCTCGCCGGCGACGATCTCATGCAGCGGCATGACTTCGCTCGTCCAGGGCAGGTCTGCCGGCCAGGGGCGGACCAGCAGCGGCTGCATGACGCCGTGCAGGCGGACGCTCTCCGTCAGCTCGGCCAGCTTCTCGGCCGGGAAGGTCTTGCGCGGGTTGGTCGGGGAAGGGTGCAGCAGCGCAACCATGGCCGGCTCGCTGCGGCAGGCTTCGAGCTGGGCGGTGTTGGTGTCGGTGGCTTGGTCGGTCATGACGGGCTCCGGTAGGTGGCGGTCATTTTTGATGTAAAAGTCGGTTTTATCGGGTGTTATGCGGCGCGGGCGCCGTCTATCCTGTGTTGGGCAGCATCAAAACAGCCCAGGATCGCCAGCGCTCGCCGGGTTGGTTTGCGCTTCAATGTCGGCCTTCCACGGATTGCACGCTTGGATGCCGTCATCGTCCTCGTCGTCTGCTGCATCTTCGAGATCAAAAAACCAGCCGCATGCAGCGCATCGTTGCGTCCGGTCGTCATGGCCAAGCTCAATATCGTCATCATCAAGATCGGCCGGGTTGTGTTCTTTGCATCTGCACATCGGGCAAGCCATTTCAGTTCCTTTCCGGGCGTCTGCCGCCCAACATTTCAGTCAACGCGGACCTTCGCGCTACGCGCTCGGCCCGTTACCGCCAGCGTTGGGCGGAATCCACCAGAACCGCTCAACCCGCCCGGCGATTCGCCTCTCCACACGCTGGCAGCCAAGCTCACGCAGTAGCACGCTGAGGCGGATGACCTCGTCGCGTGACATGCGGGTCATGTCGCGCTGCAGGGCGCCTTTGCAGATGTCGTGCAGGGTGAAATGCTCGGTGCGGTTGTTCAGCCAGTCGGTGACTGCGCTGCGCAGTCCGCTCTGGCCCTGCAGGCCGGCGCGGATCGCGGCAAGCGTGCGCTGGATGTAGCCGCGCCCCTTGCGGCTTTCGCGGGTAACTAGCAGGGCCATGACGTCGGCCTCCATTCGGCACCGCGCACGGCCTTGCCGGCGGGGTAGATGGCATAGACCTCGGCGAAGCCGTTGGCGCGGGCGGCGGACATGGCCAGCGCCTGGGCGTTCTTGCCCAGCTTGGTGCGGCGCAGGGGCTTGCGCGGCGTGACCACAACATAGCCGGCTGGCTCGCGGTGCTCGACGGTTGCCGTCGTGCGGGTATTCGCCTCGGCGAGTGCTGCTTCGAGGTCGGCGATCCGGGCATGGGCCTCGGAAAGTTTCGCGCCCATGTCGACCTTGACCTCGTCGATCATCGCGGTTGCTTTGTCGAGACCGCGTTCGGTCAGGTCGATCAGGCCTTTGTTGAGGATCTCGACGCGTTCAAGTTCGGTGATCCTGCCGTTGCGCTCGGACAGCGTAAGCTCAAGCTGCTCAATCTTCTTCGCCTGGTTACTGAGCGTTTCCGTGGCCAGCGCGTGACCCTGTTTGCGCTCGCGGATTTCTTGCTGCAGTTCTTCGATCTTCGCTTCCAGTTGCGCGGTCGACAGATGGGGTTCCTCGGCCTTCGTCGCGGACTGGGCGGCCGTGTCACGCCGAAATGCCTTTGCCGGTACATAGGGCGCCGGCGGGGCGATGACCTTGCCGCCGATGGGCAGCCAGTATTCCCACTGCTCGCCGCCGCCGATGTCCTTGGGCACGGTGACCTTGACGCGGGCCAGGTCGCCGCGGGTGGCCAGGTTGTTGAGGGTGGTTGCCAAATGCGCGGGGTTTGCCTTGAGCGCCTTGGCCAGCGGGCCGCAGCGGGTGCGGGCCGCGCTGTTGGCCTCGAACCAGTCGAGGACCTTCTCGGTCATGTTCCTGTCGTTGGACATCAGTAGTGCTCCTCTTGTGCGTCAATGGGAATCAGCCGGTGTGCCGTGCTGGTCATGCCGGCCATGAGGATCTCGCGCAGGCAGTCGTCGAGGCCAAGATCGGGATCGGCGGCCTGCAGGCGCTCAACCAGTTGCTCGAGGCTGGCGAAGTCGCTGGCGCCGAGGGGTATCTGGATCGTCGTCGCGAAAACGCTGTCCGGCACCGTGGCGTAGGGCGTCAGCGCGGTGGTCAGCGCATCGATGTTGTGCTGCTGGGTGCGAATCTCGACCGCCAGGCGCTCAAGCTCGGCGACGATGCGGGCGCTTTTGGTCCGCAGCATCGGCACGCCGTACCAGGCGCCGGCCGGGGTCAGGGTGTTTTCGACGGGCTCCATCAGGCCTGCCTCGCCGGCATGTTGATCAGGTAGCACCGCGGGAACTCGTCCAGCGGACCACCGTCGCCGGGCAAGCCGCAGAAGATGAATTTCTTCGGCTTGGGTGATTCGCCTGCGAACAGGCTTTTGAGTTCGCCGGGCAGTTCGGCAAAGTTCGGGATGCCTTCGACGATGATCGTGTCGACCACGGTGGCGCATGCCGCCTTCCAGCCCGCCGTCCGGGTAAAGTCGATCACGTTGCACTCGATATAGCTGCCGTGCCGCTTGGCAATGGCGCGGGCCAGGGTGGTTTTACCGCAGCCCTGGGGGCCGCGCAGCACTAGCGGCATGCCCGGCTTGAGCGTGTAGCGCAGGTAGTTGGCGGAGATCATGCTTGCCTCCAGGTCATGCGCTGGCCGGGCGGAAACAGCGCCTGGTAGGCGCCGCGCGCTTGCGTCAGCTGGCGGCGGATCAGGTGGATGTCGTGCTCGAGATTGGCACGCTCGATCGGGGCCTGGGTTTCAGCCAGGCGCGCCAGGCGGTCGTCGAGCTCGATCTCGATACGCCGCATGCGCAGGTAGGCGATCAGGCGGGCAATCATTTGCGCAACCCCGGCACCGCGGCAATGCCGGGCACGCCGCTGACGGTGAAAACCAGCCCAAATTCGCGGCGGGCTGACGGGTAGGCGGCGCAGAGCGCGATATGCACGCGCAGGGCGGATAAGTGCAGACGCATGGACTACTCCTTTCAGTGAAAACCGGTCAGCCGGCAGACGAGGGCGCGCAGCTGCGCGGGGTCGCGGCGCTTGCCGACAAAGACGTTGCCGCCGTGAGTTTTGCGGTACACAAGGAAATCACCGGATTTTTCGGCGACGAAACAGCCGTGGTCCTTTGCGATTTGCTTGGCTTCCTTGATCAGCTGGATGGGGTTGCGGGCGCTGGCCATGGCTATTTGCTCCGGTTGTTGCGCTTGATGCGCATGCCGAGTTCGTGCCAGCGGGCAATCGAAAACATGTTGGCCGGCACGCCGTGCTTTTCGAGGTAGCGGAAGGTGGCGAAATCGCCCCAGCGCTCGCGGTTCTTCGCCGCGCGCACCGCCGCAATCGCTTGAGGGCTGGCGCTCATGCTGCCCTCCGGATGGAAAGCCAGGGCGCGTTTGCCTCGAGAAAATCAGCGGCATCCACCGGATCGACCGAGTTGCCGACCATGCGCACCTGGGTGGATTTCGAGAACCGGCGGCCGTCGTGGCCGCGGTCGATGATGTAGTCGGCCGGGAAGTCGTTGGCGTTGTACAGCTCGCGCGGCTCCAGCATGCGCAGGCCGATATCGACGATCACATAGGGCGTGCCGGCGATGGTGACGGTAACCAGGGCCATGCGGTCCTTTGTCGTGATCGTGGTCAGCGGGTCACCGAGGTCGGACCACTGGCCGCCCTGGCCGTAGTAGCGCATCAAAAAGGCGGCGACGCGCAGCGCGCCGGCTTCTTCGGTCGGTGACAGAATTGCAGTCACCAGCTGTTGCTGGCTGCCGCTGTTGGTGACCGTCGAGAAAGGCTCGTCCGCAGCATGCCCGGGCGTCGTGTTGAAACCGCCGTTGGCCTGCATCAGGTAGGCAGTCGCCAGCGCCCGATGGTTTTCGGTCAACACTGTGCCCATGGGGTCAGACGGCGATGACGGCTTACCCGCATACTCGGGGCCGCCGGTACCGACGAGGATGGCGGTTCCGACGGCATGCTTTCCGGTGCCGACGACGGTGCCCAGCGGCTGCTCGATGTCCATGACGCGCGGCGCCTGGCCTTCGTGCTCGCCGTAGCCAGTTTGAACCAGTGTTGGTGCAACCAACGCCCGACACCCGCCGTTTTCCGTCGCAATCGTGCTGATCGGCTGGCGGATGTCCTCGACCTTTCCGCCGTGCGCCATGTTCACGATAAACGGCTTCGGGTTGTCGAGAACGAACTTGCGAATCCCCGTAGCGATCCGCTTCATCGTCGCCTCGGCCAGCGGGCGCTCGCGTTCGAAGATCGAGCGGCAGGGCAGCGAGAAGTCGATGCAGTCGGCGGCCGGCTTCCAGCGCCTCTGCCCTTTCTTCGGTTCCTTGAAGAACTTCGGCTCGGGGAAGGTAATCGGGTGGCCGTCGCGGCGGGCGATGAAGAACAGGCGGGTGCGCGTCGTGTGGCCGCCGGCATCGGCAGCGCAGCGGACGCGATAGTCCCAGCGGTAGCCCAGCGCATCGAAGGTGGCAACGAACCGGCACCAGGTCTGGCCCTCGCGCTTCTTGTCCGGCACCAGGTACTGATCCTGCACCGGCACGCGCTCACCCTTGTCGGCGACGGCCCAAGTGGTTTTCCCCTTGGCGTCCACCACGCGCTTGAGGCAGCGGCCGGTGGCCGGGTCGCGCTTGGCAACCAGCGGGCCCCATTTCAGCATCTGCTTCACGTTCTCCATGCTGATCACCTCCGGGCGAACCTGCCCGGCCCAGCGCGGCAGCACCCAGCCCAGCCCGCGAATTTTCTTGCTGCGCGGCTGTCCGCCAGCGGCCTGGCTGTGGTGCGTGCAATCCGGCGAACCGTGCAGCCAGCCCACCGGGCGGCCCTGGGTGACCGTGCGCGGGCAAACTTCGAAGACATCGGCAACGAAATGGCGGGTCTGCGGGTGATTCATTCGGTGCATGGAAAGCGCGTCGTCGTTGTGATTGACGGCGATGTCCGGTGACCGGCCGAATGCGCGCTCGAACGCGAGCGACATCCCGCCGCCGCCGGCGAAAAGATCGACGATCAGCTTGCCGTTGAGGTCGAGCATGAGTTGGCGGGCGCTCATGGCTCAGCCCTCCGCCGGCTCGTCGTTGCCGACCAGCTCGCGGGCCTCGGCAACCAGGTAGGCCAGCATGCCGGCGCCGATCTCGCCGACCTCGGGATTCAGCGCGGCAATCCGGCGAATCAGATTCAGGCGGCGATCAATGAGGCCGACGTGGCCGTCCTTGGTGAGGCCGATGCCGATGCCGGCCTCGTTCGCCAGCTCGGCCTGCATGTCGAACAGGTCGCGACGCCAGCCATCGGCTTCGCAGTAGGCGTTCTGGAGTTCGTGCTCCAGCACCTCGATGCGCTCTTCCTGCTGGCTGACGAAACGACGCAGGTGCTCAAGCTCAAGGGCTTCCAGCCGGCGCTGGATGCGGCGCAGCTGGCTATCCGGGGTGATGATCTTGTCGGGCATGGTCGGCTCCTGGTGGTGTGGAGCCATTACACCAAACGGTGAACGTCAAGTCAACACCATTCGGTGTATTTTTGAGAAAATAAAACCCGGACGGAGCCGGGTGTCTAGTCAATCAGTGTGGCAATTTGCGGAGCGGTTAATCCATGGCGCTGGCGCTCACCCCGTAGATGAAATGTCCGTCTGGTGAGGTATAGCAGAACAGCGGTTTGAATCCTGTGTAGCCGCCATAGCTGTTCTTCGCGTTCACCTGTACAGCAAAAATGCGCGCCGCAACTTGCTTGCTCCCTAGCTTGTAAGAAACCATTTTCCCGCCGCTGGCCTCGCCGACTTTAACGCTATCAGGGTCTTTCCATGCAAGTCGCCTAGGGCCTTCACTGCTGCATATTGCCTTTCCCTGTTCTATAGCATCGGCATTGCCAAGTGTCTTATTTGCTGTCTCCAGCAACGGGTCGTACGTTAATGGCATTGTTTCCGATCTCCTTGCCCCTGGGCAGGGTTGATCCTGGATAACAGTCTTTTTGTCGATGGTGCATTTGTATTGCGCAAAAGCGGATGATGAAACGATTGCCAGTAGAACAGCGAAAAATCTCATGTCGGCCTCGGGTGTCGTCAATTGCAGAAAATCAGGCCACGATATTTACATAAACTTGCCGCGTTCAGACAATAGGATGCCGACATTTTTCTAGCGGGATGATTTGTGCGTTTTCCTTACAAGAGGATACTGCGCAGCAATTTTAGATGTCTCGTACAGAACGACTGCTAAGCCATCCATGTCGGTTGTGTGCAACAGCTTAATAATTTCATCAATTCTCAACTCCCGCGGTCCTTTTGCGACCGGTAGTTGCACATAGGTCTGCGTTGGTGGCTCGCTAGCAACAAACTCTGTTGCGGCTGAGTCTCTCCCGGCAGGATATAGCAGCCAATCGCTGCCGAGATCGGGCCGGATAAGCGGTCCTATCTCCATTGAAATTGCGTGCCCAAAGGATTTTCGGCCGGCAGCCATATCGTTAATTTGGCGCACAGGTTTGTTGGCGCGCCGTGCAACTTCTGTCAGCCCGAGTAGCTCGATTTGAGTTTTGAGCAACGCGGCCCGAGCGGCGGCAAGTTCTGTTTTGTTCATTTTTTTATTACACCAAACGGTTGATTTTTTAGATATTCACGAAATGGTGTTGCGCGCATACACCATTCGGTGTAGTCTGATGGTCATGGATACTTTCAGAGATTTTTTTATGGGCCTTTCGATGTCGGACCGCGACGCGTTCGCTAGGCGCTGCGGAACGTCCAGAGGGCACTTGACTAACATCGCTTACGGGAAGACCTGCGCCGAGTCGCTCGCAATCAACATCGATCGAGAGTCGAAAGGGGTGGTTCGTTGCGAAGTGCTCCGCCCGGACGTTGACTGGGGATACCTGCGAGGCACTTCCACGGTCAACGCCGAAAAATCGGGATTTTCCAATCCGGGCGCGCCCGGTGTTCAGGAGGTTGCTTGATATGAATTCACGCCCGCACATGCAGAGCATTCCAGGTTGCCTCGAAGGCCGCAGCGTCGCCGCACATGAAGAGAACAAGGTCGCCGTCACTGGCGGTGGCAATGACCATCTCGACACGGGCAGCGGCGGTGTCTGCCCGCGCGATCTCGATCTTGTTCAGGGTGCCGAACATGCCATTGCCGTCGGCGGCGGTGCCGAGCAGTTCGATGGCGGCATTGGCGAAGCTCGGGTTGTCAGTGAGTCCGCTCGGCCACTCGGCAACGATGACCGCGGCGCCGATCTGTTTGGTCTTGGTGGTAACGATAGCCACAGGCAGCGTGGTGCCTATGTCGGAGGGGACAAGCCTTCCGTGTATTTCCATCTTGATACTCCTGAGAAAGTGCGTGGCGTGATTGATTTGAACCCGCTTGGAGCGCGTCGAGTGGTGAGCCATCCGGAAAAGGAGGTTGCTTGATATGAAAAACGCTCTCCAAAGCATCCCCGCTTGGGACGGAATTCCGAGGATTAGTGCTTGGCTAGCAGACTGTGTGCCGCAATCTCCCCAGCAGCAACAGCAGGTGCGGAGCTGGGTTGCGGGATTGCTCAGTGAGGCTGGCCCGGCCGGTGTTCAGGAGGTTGCTTAAATGCCAGAAGGTACCTATACCCACTCCACTGACGATTACCCGCGTGAAGGATGCAAGGCAACCATTCACGTTCGTCCGCATGGATACGCGCTGGAAATCACCGGCCCGAACAATCTGCCGATGGAAGCCTACGCGACAGTCAGCTCCCCTGCCGCCATCTCCCGCATGTTGCGGGAGTGGTGCGAAGGGAAAAAGCCGGCTCTCAAGGGCGAGGGCGACTGATGCGCTTAGCCCTCGGCATCGACATGGTAAAGCTCGTTGAACTCGACCTGCGCCAGAAAACCGTCCTTGGGGCCGCGATTTTTCACGCGGTAAAAGCCAAGATCGCCTGCGCCAAAGTACAGCGGTGCATCGTCGGGATATCCCTCGAGCCACTGGCGAAGTTCGCCCACTGTCATGGTTTTCAGATTGTCCATGGTCCGATCCTTTCGTAATAGGTTGATGCGAGTGGAATCAGCAATCTATCACACTGGATCGGGCCGCCCGGCTTGGGGGATGGCTCAGTGACATACCTGGGGCGTTCCCGATATCACCGCGTCGATCCGCATCCGGCGGAACCAGGTCACTGCATGTGCGGTGAATTCCTCGTCGGTGCCGCCGTCGCGCAGCGATCCGGCGAGCGCAGCCTCGGCGGCGGCCAGCACCCGGGCGGTGCCGGGGTCGTCGCAGCACACCGTGGGCAGCAGCGCCAGGCAGACGGTTTCCAGGGCCAGCGCCCGCGCCAGCGTGTCGCGGTAGGCGGTTTCCAGCTTGCTGAGTCGGTCTTCGATGTCGTCCATGTCGGCGCCTCGTGTCGTTGTGTCGATGGTTGCATTCTCGGCGGCGCCGCTCGCGGTCGCTCCCATACTCCCGTGAGGCATTGATATGTCATCGGTCCATGCTGATAGCTACGAAAAGCTGAAGTTGCGGTTCCGTCCGCTGTTCCTGGCGTGCCAGGCCACGCTGCGCGAATGGCCGGGCGGTGGGTCGGAAATCTGGCGCGTGCTCGATCGCCACGTCGAAAACACCTGGGGGCAGTTCAACCCGGCGCACTACGGGGCCGCGCCGTCGCTGCTGACCTTCCTCGAAACCTTGGAATACACGCGCTCGCGCCGCATCGCGCATGCCCTGGGCGAGATCTCGGGCCATGTGACACTGCCGGTGCGTCTGGATCGTGTCTATGCCGCAACGCGTGAGCAGGCGGCGGATCACCTGGGCGCCGCCATGCGGCCGGTGCTTTACAACCTGCACGATTACGCCTCGTCTCGCCCCAATCTGGCACAGCGACAGGCGATGCAGGCGGACCTTCTGCGCTTGATCGATGCCGCGCACGTCATGCTGACGAGGCTCCATGGCTGATATCGAGTGGTCTCGCATCGCAAAGACAGCGCTCGATAGCGTTGATTCGCTGCTGCCGAAATGGTTGCCCGACGGTAGAAAGGCCGCCGGAAAGGAGTATCTCGCGCTCAATCCGATGCGAGCTGATGATCACAAGGGATCTTTCTCTGTCTGCACGTTGACGGGGAAGTGGGGCGATTTCGCGACCGATGATGTCTATGGCGGGGATTTGATATCGCTCTACGCCTACCTCTTCACCGCCGGCGACCTTGTCCAGGCCGCCAAGGATCTTTCCCGCGACCTCAACATCCCGGATGCCGTGCCGCCGCTGGAAAAAGGCAAGGGAAGAGCAGCGAAGCCCGCGTCAGCGCCTAAGCCGCCGCCAGTCGCCAAGCCTGCACCCGCGCCCGGGCAGGAAGACAAAGGCGAATGGATCGTCATCTTCCCGGTGCCGGAAGGCGCGCCAGCGGTTCGGGCGGCCCATGAGTTCCGCGGCGTGCCCGACCGACGTTGGACTTACCTAGGGCGCAGCGGTGAGCTGCTCGGCTACGTCGACCGCTACACCACAAGCGACGGGGGCAAGGACATCGTGCCGTGGACATTCACCCGTCATAGCACCAAGGGTGCGCAGAAGTGGTGCAACAAACAATGGCCGGAGCCGCGCCCGCTTTACGGATTGCAAAAGCTCGATGCCTACCCGGACGCGACCGTGCTACTCGTCGAGGGCGAGAAGTGCGTCGATGCCGGCGCCGCTGAGCTGCCGCCGGATCGCTACATTACGCTGACCTGGCCGGGCGGAGGCAACGCACTCGGCAAGGCAGACTTTTCGCACCTGGCCGGGCGCCGCGTGGCCACCTGGGCAGACTGCGACGCCAAGCGCAAGAAGTTGACCAAGGCCGAAGTCGATGCCGGCGCCGATCCCCTGGCGCAGCCGCTGCTGCCGGAGGCGGATCAGCCCGGCGTCAAGGCCATGCGCAAGGCGCGCGAAGCGCTGCATGCACTCGGCTGCGAGCTGCTCGATGTCGAGATTCCGGCGCCTGGCGAAAAGCCGGATGGCTGGGATATCGCCGATGCGGTTGAGGATGGCCTGCGCGGTGAGGCGCTGCTGGCCTGGATCGATGAGCGGGCAAAGCCGTGGGCGCCTGCGGACCCGGAAGCGGACGCTGCAGCATCGCCGCCGCCGGGGCCGCCATCTCCGCCGTCCGGGGATGCGCCGCCGCCGTCCGATGATGGTGCCGGCGTGCCCTGGTACAAGCTGCTGCATCGCACCGATAAGGGCCGCATTTCGGCCTGCGCCGCCAACGTCTATGACGTCCTGGCCAATGACTGGCGGTGGCAGGGCGTCATCGCTTACGACGAGCATGCTCAGCGTGTCGTCAAGCTCAAGCCGCCACCCTACGCCACCGGCAAGGTCGGCGAGTGGGACGACCAGGACGATACACAGACCGCCATGTGGATGACGCGGCGCTATGACTTCGCGCCGGCCTCGCCGCTGGTGCTCGAGGCCGTCGAATCCCTGAGCCGCGTTCATTCGTTCAACCCGGTGCAGGACTGGCTCAATGGGCTGGCGCCCTGGGATGGCGAGCGCCGGATCGGCGGCTGGCTGCTGCGTTACCTGGGCGTGATTCCGCGCGCTGACGACCAGGGCAAACAGGCCGAATACCTCAAGCGCTGCGGCGCCTGGTTCATCATGGGCATCGTCGCCCGCGCCATGCAGCCAGGCTGTCAGTTCGACTACTGCCTTGTGCTCGAAGGCGAGCAGGGCAAGCGCAAGTCGACCGCGCTGCGGGCGCTGGTGCCGCAGCAGTGGTTCGGCGATACCGACCTCGATCTCCAAAACAAGGACGCGATGGTCGCGCTGCAGGGCAAGCTGCTCTACGAAATCTCGGAGATGGGCGCCATTGCGCGCTCAGAAGAAAAGCGCCAGAAATCATTCCTGACCCGCCGCTTCGACGAATTCCGGCCGCACTACGGGCGCCGCAACATCAGCCTGCCGCGTCGCGTCGTCTTCGCCGGCACGACCAACGATTGGGAATGGAACAAGGACCCGACTGGCGGGCGTCGATTCTGGCCGGTCATGGTCGGCTCGATCGATGTCGAGGCATTGGTCGCCGACCGCGATCTGCTCTTTGCCGAGGCGCTGCATTACTGGCGTGAGGGCTATCGCTTCCACCCGACCCCGGACGAGCAGAAAACCCTGTTTGATCCTGAGCAGCTGGCGCGCGAAATGCCCGACAGTCTGGTCGATGGTCTGCACGACTGGGTCTATAAGCAAGTGGCGCCGTTCTCAGCCTACACGGCAATGACCGAGGGGCTGAAGATGGACGCCAGCAAGATGACGCGCGATGTGCAGACGCGCATCGGCTGGGCCTTGCGCAAGCTGGGCTGCAGGAAGTTCGAGAAACGAAACGGGATGACCCGCTTTTGGTACGACCCGCCCAAACAAGAGGGCGAGCACGACCAGGCCAAGGCGACCACAGAAAGTACGCCGTCGGCCAGCAGCGGGACCCCGGATCAAGCCAGCCAGGAAGGTGGCCGCCGTGCCGGTTTCTGACCGCAAAACTTCCATACCTGTTCCATACCTTGGAAAAGGTATGGAAGCTGGAAAGCCTTGTGCCGCAAGGCTGTTCCATACCTTCCATACCTTCCATACCGACAGCGCGCACCCGTGTGCGAGTGGGCGGGCGCGGGCACCCGCGTGCGTGTACACGCGTGTGCACCGGGCTTTTTTCAGTATGGAAGGTATGGAAGGTATGGAAGAGGGCCACAGCACAAGGGTTTTGGACGTCCACACCTCTGCCACACCTCGCCAAGGTGTGGAAGGAAAGGAGCGAGCAGCATGAAGGAAATCATCGCCAAGATGCGTGCGGACTTCGTCCTCATCGGCGAAGACCGCATTCAGTCGGGCCAATGGACCGAGCAGGACTTCGAGGATATCGGTGCAGCGATCAAGGAAGCCATCGACAGCAATGAGCCGACGCAGGTGCTGACCTGGGCGCGCTGGCTCGCCGACCTGTCCGCATGGGTCACGGCGTACCGGTTGGTCTGCGCGCCGGTCAATCGCTGCATCGAACTCCGCCTCGAAGAGCAGCGCGCCGCCAGGTCGGCCGCCGCCGGCGGAAAAGACTCACCGTCCGCCCAAGCGAGCGGGTCCTCCCGGGCCCCCTCACGCACGGGGACGTAGAGT